AAGTAATCTAGCAATTCACTTTCCTTATCTGGCATGGTATATATCTGTCCATACTCAGCAAGAAATTCAGAGAAACCTTTAATGGTAAAATTGTCTAATTCCTTTTTCTTTGTTCCGATATTATCGTCGCCATAAGTCATCAAAGCAACGTAATCACGGAATCGTTTTCTTTCCTCAAAGTTATCAAAGGAGTGGTGAGCGTAAAAGTAACAACGCATATTAAGTGCACCACAAATTCCATTCAATTGGGCAGTCAAAGAGTTGCCACTGATATGAGTACCAGTGATGAACCCAATTAAATCCCCATTGAAGGCTACGACAGCGTAAACTAAATCGCCAGTCATAGCTTCCATAACACTAATGTCTTCGTCGCTATAGTCACATTCTCTTGCAAAATCAATGAGAATGCGCAAAGCAGCGAAAATAAGTTGAGATGGAATTTTCTGATCGTACTTTCCATAATCTCCTCCTATGAGATGCTCTTCTCCATGTTTAAAAATATGTTGATGGAGCTCCTCCCATTCAGGACCGTGACAATTTATGCCAACAGCACTTTCAGCTTTTAGAGGGTTCATTTGCAACACACGCAAAATAGGTAAATAATACTTACGTACTAAATACGTCAAAGGAAGTGCGTTGCCATAGAAAATTCGACATTTAGGTTTTGATAAAACTTCATCTTTCTTACAAGCCTTGGCAATAGGATAAGCACGCTCACCTCTACGATAACAATTCTCACACCGTTCAATTTCATCCATAATCAATGGATCAAAAACACGGTTGTTAGGATTATCGGGAGTAGGAGGCAACTCTGTTACGAAGCGTCTCTTTTTGCCATTCAAGGGAAAACCCATTGATGTGTCAAGCTTGATCGCATCAATAAATTTCTTTCCAGGTATCCCACACAAATTTTCTTGATCAGTGAGGGGCCTAGCGTCATTCCACAAGGGACTTTTGAATATAGGTAATAAGTCTTCCTTGTAATCCCGAACAGCAACTTCAAGTAAATCAGTGCTATACGGTTTCGCGGGGTTTGACAAATTTGCCAAGCACTCCTGCCAGCCAACATATTGCGGAAATTGAATGGGTGGTCCATATATATTTGGACTATCCATAACATCCGTAACATGCTCACTAATAGGAGTCACTTTGACGTCAGATTTAAACGACGTCATACCAGGACAAGTACCATAATACTCAACCTGTGATTCCAAAGGCATGTAGTTGAGCGGACTCTTGGGATGCAAAGGGGTTTCATTCAGAACATTGATGCCCAAAACTTGAGTTTCAAAATGCTCTGCACTCCCGGAGATGATAACACCCTCAAGAGTCCGCAACAATTTAATAGCTGCAATAATGGGGTCATATTCTAACACACCACTACAGCCTCGAATAGTACCGGTCTGTCCACCTAAATGGATTCCCGTTATAAGAGGTTGTTTGCGAGCTACAAGAGTCGCTCCACAAAGACCTTTAAAAGTCGTGATGGTCAAAGATTGATACCTAAGACCACGGAAATCAACTGCACCATTGCTTGTCATGCAAGGTTCAGCTAGTCCATGGGCTTTGGTAATCTCTCCATTTTTATTCCGCCACAACATTTCAAATTCGTGAAACGGCACTTGTCCCTTAGGAAAATACTTGGTCAAATCTTTGAATGAACCTCCTGCGCATGCATAACATACGCGGATATCAGTTTTGTCGAGTAAAACACTCTGTCTTTTGCTCAAAGCAACAGTGAATTTTCCACCACAAGTGTCAGGATTCTTCTTTCGAAATACAACACTAATTTCATCGGTTATAAAATAGTGATCTGGAATAATTACAACATTAGATGTTATAAAAAGTCCA